ATTTACCACAACACTAGGTGAGTTGGCAGTAGGTGGGGTCGAATTTGTAACCACGGTAGAAGAAACTGTGTTAGTTTCACTATAAACTTTCGTTGTAACAAACAGTAATATTATGATTAATCTTAACATTTCCAACGTCTTCTAGCTTGTCTTAATCTTGAATTAGGGTCTGCCGCAGCTTTTGGAAATTTTTTCATTTGACCTGCACTTCTAGCACAGAATGACTTTCTTCTTTTTGCAGCTTTTGAACCAGGTTTTACTTTACCTGTGACAGCTGTTTTTAATTTTGAACCTGGATTATCACGACGATATTTAGCTACCCCTGCAGCTGTCATTCCCGCTCCAGATTTAGTGGAGCGGAAATACTTCTTTGTTTTTGGTGGCTGCTTATCGCGTCTTCTAGCCATAAACTACACCAACAGACGTAGCTTGGTTAAAGAAAACAAATAAATCAGTTTCAAATCTTAGCCCTGGATCAGGAAAATTAACTTGTAAATATTCATCCTCTCCAGAACCAATTGCAGGAGTTACGATTGTATATTTAACAGTTCCACCGGATCCGTTATCTATCAAATCTACTTTGCCCTGCGTTCCACCACATTTAATGTTCAGTGCAACTACTCTAGCTGGGGCACTAAGTGTATTAGTGCCTGCCGATACTTTAGTTGTTACTTGACCACTAGCGGTTAGTTCTTTGTTCTTAAGAGCAAACATTGTTAACTCCTATCTTTCAACTATAGCACTTACGTAATCTACAGTTAATGATTTAGCCGCTGCCGCCCCTGCTTGAATTGCAAGTGTTACAGTCAGCTCCTCATCGTCTGGTAAATTAGTGTTAGCTACTTTCACTGGCGCTGCATTATTAATTGAATAATAAACTGCAGATCTATCAGGATCTATAAAGAATGTAGCAGTTACAAAAGTATCATCTTCCATAGTATGAATTCCAGCGTCTTCAGTTTCAGTAGAATCTTTTTCTACTACAAAATCAAGATTTGTATCGCCATCATCTTTACCAAAAAATACTCCATCACTTACACCATCAATAGCAGTAGTGTCTGTAATTGTTAAACCAATCAACATATCTGATTGTGTAGCATCACTTAATTTAAATCTAGTAGAAAAATATGCTTTTTTACTAGTGCTTAATTTAAACGCCTCACCTTTTAGCTGTAACTCTTCTGAGTCATCATCAGCGTCATTAGTTGTGATTAGTAAAGCTCCTCCAGCCGAGCTGGTAGCTTGTATAACTTCACCTGAGTCTCCGCCACCATCTGTCGATGTAATCGTCCAGTCAGTTGCGGTATACGTCATAAAGTCATTAAAATATCCATAGAAAGTTTGATCTGATGGATACGGCATGAACATTGGTTGATCTTTTTTCTGCTCTGTAACATCTGTGTTACCAGCCCATAAGATCATGTTCTGAAAATGTGGGTTAGCCATATTGCCTCCTTGGTTGTATAGCCCTCGTCACGCAGTCTCTATACACGTCTGCCTAGCCAGTGTGCATGACTAAATTAATCTAGGATACTTACTTTTAGTATAAATAAAAAAAGGCGCTCTCGCAAGCGCCTTTATCCTTGGGAGGATCCAATTAATTTTTATGAACCTTGTGATCCGTATACACATCTAGGATCTGAAAATCCAAAGCTGTATCTCTCACGTGCTTTGTATCTCATGTTTCCTGTATCGAAATCGCCTTCCATACCAGTAGTAAGGGCAGCTCTTACGAAGTGTTTAAATCCATTAGGAGCATCAGTTTTTACAAAGTATGCATCTGTATCAGTTAAATAGTGGTTAATTACATAACCCTCTGGTAGCATACCCATATTTCTGAGTGCATTGATGTCATTGTCAGACGTACCAACTCTGAGGGTAGATTCTAATATTCTATCCGCTACAAATTGAATGTTTACTGGGATAATTAATTTTCTTCCCTGCATTGCAATTTTTAGTCCTCTTTCGTCGATAAAGCCTGCAATATCAATCATCGCTTGCTCTAATGAGGTTTCGTTCAAGTCAGCATCTGTGGAGTTTCTGTTTGAGAAAGTTCCACCTAAAGCAGTTGGGTGTGCTGTGTTTACTAAAGAAACACCATCACCACCAGCAGTAGAGAACGCATTGTTTAATATGTTCGCTGCTTTTACTTGCTTTGTGTAAGCCATTGATCTTGCCAATGATCTTGTATAACGAGCTGATAAAGTATCGTACAAGTTGTCTTCGACTGCTTCCTCAGTCAAGCTGAATGCTAATGCAACAGTTTCGTGAGTGTATCTAGCTGTAAAAGATTCTTGCGCAGTATCAAACTGTACAGCTGAACCTTCTTGTTTCACAGCAGCTTCGCCAAATCCAACCAACATTACTTCTTCTTCAAAAGCTCTATCACTTGCTTCTTGGTCAAATATTTCAGCATGCTCGTTCTCATAACGAGAATACTCCATTCCGAACAAGGCGTTTAGGCCTGGTTCTAGTTCTTTCGCCAGTTGGGCTCTATTAATAGCCATATTAGTCTCCTATACGCCTTTTACGAGCTACCAGTTGTACCAGTGCCACCATTCAATTCGTGGTTGTTGATTTTTACAACAAAGATTGAGTTGTTCGCAGTTGCGTCATTACTCGGTACGTCATAAAAATCAATCAACTTCACCTGAAGTGCAGCCGTAGTATTTTTGGAACTCGAATCAATTTCAACACCTGATATACCCGTAGTGGTGCTACCAGATCCGAAAACTAGATTACAGTTTTCGTTTAAATTTGCAGCTACTAGATTTGTTCCTCCTGCTGAGTCTTGCTGACAGATAAATAACTGATGAGGATCATCAGCTACAAATGCTATCGCATCAGATGCAGCCGTTCCGTTAGGGAACGTATTATTAAATCTAGGCTTATCTGTACTTGGGTCTGTATAGAAACATCCCATAAATACTCCTCTTATTGCATCGCCAGCTGTTGCTACAACGACTGTTCCGTCGTTTGCTTGTTTAACTGGGTCACCAGTAAATATGCCACTTGCTCCGCTTGCAATAGAGTATTTAGTTGTACCTGTTGTTCCGCCTGGAGCAGAACCAACTTTAGCTATTGGTCTTAAACCAAATGCTTGGTCTATGTTAGCCATAGTAGTCTCCTAAATTACTTCAGAGACAATGATCTTACCAATTAAGACTTCTTGCCCCCAAATGTTACTCTGCTCTGCCTCTCTTGCGAGATAGGCATGCTTGGATGCTCGTCTTTATGTAGATCTTTTTCGACAGATTTATTTTGGTCATGAGTCCGTCCAGCAAAATAACTGTCTCTAGACTCTTTGATTTCCAAAGGACATCTCATCAATACTAATCCACCAACTCCTATTGCTCCTTTGTATTTGCCGTCAGCGATAGAAGGTAAATCCTTTCTATCGGGATATTGGTCAGCCATTACTGGCTCATATCCACTTCTAATACGTCCAATCATATTTTTTTCATCGGACATACCTCTATATTCGGCTCTACACCACCGGTGATGAAAACCATCTGGTGGTTCAGGCGCATCAAGATTTGAAGGGGGAACCCATTCCCTCTTACGAGCAACCTTTTCACGGGTCTCTTGTTTGCGCGAAGTTTTGTTTATCTTATTCATTTACGCCTCCAATCTTCACGTATTTTTTGCAGCAATCTGCTGCACTTGTTTTGCGTATTCTTCTAGTGGCACGCCCAATTTTTTAGCTATTTGAACTTGTGTTGGCGAGAGTCTCACAGTGTTGCGCCCAGTAGCACTGCCATTTCTAGCAGCTCCAGCAACAGTCTGAGCGGGCCTGTTACTATTGTTTGTTAAAGTATTATTATCACTAAACCTTGCATTTAGTCTAGTATCAATTTCATTATAATACTCATCTGACTCAGGATCATATCCTGCAGCAACTAATTGTCTATGTATGCCATATGTTGCCATAGTTTTAACTAAGTCATGTTCTTGCTTGTCACCATTGCCAAACCAAGGATTTTTACTTACCCAAGATTTAGCTTTTTCGCTAGGCTCTATTTCTTTAGGTGCGGGTTTAGGGTCTTCAGATTGAAAATTTGGTATGGGTTTTTCTTCTACAGGCTTTTCATTTTCTGCTTGCTTTGCTTTCAATGACATTTCAGCCCTTTGTCTTTGTAAAACGACATCAGTTAGTTTAGCTTGAATTTCTGCTTGTCGTTTAAAATCTTGAGCTTGATAAGCTTCTTGAAGAAGATTTTGCAAAGACTTTTCTTCTGCTTGAGCTCTTTGTTTAAACTCTGTGATATATGATTCATCTAAAGTATTCTTTTGTGTTTTAAGATCCTCATTCTCTTTTTTTACAGATTGAGCATACTGTAAAGCAGCTTCTGCTTTTCTTTCCTCTTCTCTCCATTTTTTTGTTAAATCATTAATCCTAGTCTGAACTTTACTAGAATACTCATCGTGCTCTTTAGATTCTTTCTTTGGCTCTTCAGCAGGTGTTGCCTCTTGAGTTACTTGAACATCAGAATCTTTTTTCTCTTCCTCTTTTATTTCGACATCAACAGACTCACCCGATGTGTCTAGAGGAACCATTTTTT